TATTGATCCCTGGCTAGATTGAAAAACTCTAACGTTATTAATACCTCCCCATTCGGAAGAAAGGGTATTAATCGCATCAGTTCCATATCTAAACTTGCGTGTAAAACCAGTAAGCTGATTCAAAACTGGAATCATACGGCTATGACACATAGCCATATAACAATCACCAAGTGGTGATGTTCCAATTTTATCTGATGCACCAATCATATTAGTGATATATTCACCATCATTTTCTTGTAACAGTGCGACGATATCATCGAAATCATCGGCTGTTGCTTCAGTTGGTAAGTCCACTCTGTTACTTGTTGACCAACTGTACGATTTTATCGTACAACTGGCGGATATCTCATTTCTGGATACCTCTCATAGTCTCCTATGAGTTCCGACTATCGCTTCACTGTTTCCAGTGTCTGACCGCCTTAGTCTGTTACGGTCCCTTTCGGGTTCCGCAGTGTTGTCCTTCTGCTTACGCAGCTAGGAGTTCCACCTCAATTAGGTCTGATTTTACAACGGCAACTAAACTTCTACCGTTGGAACCCCCTACAGAGTTTATAATAGAAGCTGTAGCCTCTAAGTTATCTCTTTGTAGGATGTCACTTGTTTCTTTATATGCTTGGCCTAATCTAGCTGCTGACGCATTTAGGATTATGTCCTGATTGGTCATAGCTACTTGTTTTGTGATGACTACATAAGTTGCATAATTGCGAACTCGACAATCAACATCCACTCTAGATAAAAGCTGGCTAGGAGGATTCGCTTGAGTGTTATCCAAGGGAACCTCAAAGGTATCCAGTGCATCATATCTAGACTGTCTATTGATAAATCCGTCATTATCATCTACCTCAATCACAGAAGCAGCTAAGTTGTGAATTAAATTTCTCTCAGGTGTTGCAAGAAGTTTATCCGTATAGTTTTGCTGAATCTGTGGAGGCATGTTGTTAATGTTAACAGACATATTACCTCAAAGTTTATAACCCTGAAGCTTGACTCGCATAATACATCATTTCTTCATAGAGACGCTTTTTGTCGGCTGCTGTTGATTTCATTGCTTGAGCTACTGGCCTTTTTTCATAAGCTGTTGGAGATTGAATTGTTTTAGAATTTTTCTCTAACTTCTTATCAATTTCTTTTTTGCGCCTAGTATTTGGCAAATTATCTGCAAGACCGTAAAGCTTGATATATTTATAACTAAGAATCCCGATTTGGTCGGGTGATTTAGTCATTAAATCTTTGGCAAGTACAGGGTCAGTTTTTTCTAATAATTCTAATGTTTCTACATTGACAACATCATCAAAATCAGAATTTTGAGACTTGAATGAATTTAGATTTTTTGTTTGCTCTTGTTGAGCAATCATTTTTTCTAATTGATCTATCTTCTGCTCAAGAGGTTTTACTTGCTTGCTAGCAATCTTTTTAACCTTTCCAGCCGGGATAAAATCATCATCTGGGTCATCTGGCTCCTCTTCAATTTGAGTTTGTACTTGTTGTGGTTGTTTTAAAAACCTATCAAGTACAGCATCTCTTTGTTGGAGTGCCAATTCCAATTCTTTTTGACGTTGTTCCATAGCTCGCCAATTTCTATCTTGCTTAGTTTCGGACGTCTCTTCCACTTGAGCTTGATTTTCATCGACTTGCTGTTGTTCTTCATTAGGATCATTGTCTTGAGTTACGACCTCTTCTACTTCGTTATCTAAGATTTCTTGATCTTGCATGAATTTTCCTTTGCGGTGACGAACCCGCTTGCATCATTAAATTTTTGTGGTGACGAACCCACATTCATCTATATTTAAAAATTTAATGTAACAAAGAAAAAATGTCTATTAGAATTTTAATTTAACACATCAAAGGCATCTTTAATGTTAACTGTAGGTATAAAATTATTTGGAATAACACCAGAAGATGAGGGAATACAAACAGGAGGTGTTGTACCTGCTGTATCTATGTTATCTAGTGAGAATGTGCCCCAGGTTGAGGTGTCAATGTCTGTAGTAATGGTGTCGCTAGTTGTTTCAAGAATTCTTGTTTTTTTGTTATTGATTTCAGGCATACCGAATTGCTTGCCTACTCTAAAGCTGACAATTTCACCATCTGTAAAATCATGATCTGCTGTCATGGTGACAACAGCATTTTTTTGGTTTGTAATGGCTGATATGTATGTAAATGTTGGATAATTAGTCATGTTTTTGTGTCATGCACATTTTTTCAGGTTTTTTGTGCATGTTACTTAGGTATAAAATATTCTGATTTATAAACTAAACAGATAGAATTTATATCATTATGATAAATTTTCCATCCTTCTTCAAGATGATCTCCTATGTATATTTTGACTTTTTTCGTCAACTTTCCTTTATTTTTAGGAAATTCTACCCAAAGATATCCTAATAAACCTAAATTTTTAGAATCTGATATCATTTTCTCTTTGACTTATTCACTAATGGCCTATCCTTATGTAAAGGATTAGGCATATAAAAGGCTGATCCATCAGGATTGTCATATAAATATATAAATCCAAAATATTCTAATCTTTCAGCTTTGTAAGCTTTGATGTCTGCTATCTGTTCTTTTGGGTGTCTTTCTGGATGTCTCAAATATTCATCCATGACACTAATATGTGGAAGTGACCAGCAATATTTTGTTTGACATTGTTTTGGACATGTCCAAAAAACATCTGTATTATCTTCTGGATAGGGTCTAATAAGACTATGAGTAAGAATACGGCGCAACACATTTTTTAGTTGCATATCTTTTTTTTCACTTACAGTAATATAAAATGACCGTTCACCATATGGTTTTGATTTGATACAATTATTTAAATCCTTAACATACGATTTAACCAACTCTCTCGCCAGATCGCCTGCTTCAGGTCTTTCGGTTCCTTGAGCAGCTTTTAAAGCTATTGTACCAACTGTTTCACGGTCATCGTAAAGACTTTTAGTCATATCGGCCTTTATATGCTTTATTTCTGAGCTTAGAAGCTGATTGTTTTACTTCTCTATCAGCTCTTGACATATAATCATTTGCATTACCCATCATTTTTCCTGCAAACTGATCCATTCCAGGTTGGTAATCTTTTTCACTCATGCCTTTATCTTTATACATTTTGTCTTTTTTCATCTGAAACCCCTAGGTTATTGGTTCAATTTAAAAGTAACTTATGATATAATATTTGTCAAAAAATAGGTTATAATGAGTTCTCTTAAATACGATACAATTTCTTTGCCTAGATTGGATACTGCGACGGCTTTTTATGATCTTGAAATGGCAAACGAAAAAGATGTTTTTTTAGTTAAATGCACATCTAAACCTTATATAAAAGCTTATGTTAAGAAATTTGCAGAATTTTTTAGGAAAGAATTTCGTTATGATTTTGTGCAATTTTGTCCTAAAGAAATAGATAACTATAATGCATTTTTATTTCCTACCACAGATTTTATGTCTCTTGTAGGTGCTTGCTGTTTTAGAGAAAGAGAATATAAAGATACAGGTAGAAAATGGTGTTTACAATGGATTTGGCTTCATCCATATTATCGAGATAAAGGAATTTTGAAAAAAAACTGGAAATATTTTGAGGATATGTTAGGTGATTTTTATGTGGAAACACCCTATTCTTCATCTATGAGAGGATTTTTACAATCTCATGATAAAGAATTTAAACATCATTTAAAACACTAGGTGATTCTGTAACTTCTGGCTGTAACGTTTGAAGTAAACTTAAACTCTTAGCAATCTGGTCTAAATCCATCCCCTCAAGTTCCTTGATAGCTTTTATTACATTTAGTAGTGATGCTGTTTCTTCTGTTTGTGCGCGTTTCATTTTATCTTCGGCTATTGCCATATCACTTTGGATTTTTGCTATTCTCTCCTGACCCAATGCTTGTTTACTTTGAGCATCTGCCATCTTAGCTTGATTCTCTATTTCCATTGATTGTTGTTGAGCTTGGGCTTGTTGCTGGGCTTGTTGCTGCTGTTGTTCTTGAGCTTTAGCCATTTTTTCTTTAATTCGATCTTTATTTTGAATTGTCATAGCGTCAACTATTTCATCTGGTGGGAATATCTCACCAAACCTTTGTTGCAATTCAAATAATTGAGATAGCTCGAGCTGTTCTTGTGTTTCAGTCAAAAACAGCTCGAGCTA